CCCGCAAACTGGTGGTCTTCCCCTCATCGCCGCCAAGTCGGACGGCGTCTATGCACCGGTGCCTCACCTTGCTCGCGTAGATACGAAGGCTACGGGCGCATACAAGTCCGTTCGTCAACCGGTCTAAGGACACGTCCCCAAGGGGTCCTCATGGACCACGTCCCCAAGGGGTCCTCATGGACCACGTCCCCAAGGGGTCCTCATGGACCACGTGCCGCCTGCTTCCACGTGGCATTACACGCCGCACACTGATACATCCACACTACATTTTTGGTATCCAACTTGATGCCGACAATGTTAGACTCCTTACCCTTTGTAGGGCACATCGGGCTAGGGCACTTCATGTTCGTGAATCGAGGCAGCGTCGGATCGTGCTTCAGGTACGGGTTGATCGAGTACTGAATTGACGTATCTTGCAGTAGATCGTGATCGTAGACCACAGGGTTCTCCTTTGTAATTTCCTCCTCGTAAGGACACTGGCGGCACTTGATAAATGCTGACCCATCGCGCTCTTCAATGTTGTACATCATGTTGTCACACTTGGTACAGAACTTCATCCTGCGGTTAGGTCTCCTTGTACTTAGTGGCTTCCATTTTTTACACGGTCTGCCGCGTTCAAAATGAATACTTCGCCGCAAAGTAATCGGCGCTATTTATCACAGGATGCTTAAGTCTAAGCTTTCGGAATTTCTCAACGGAACTGGAAAGGAGACCGATTCAGATAAGAAGAAGAGTGGTCGGAAGGCGGAAGGGGACAGCGCTACTCACACGGGGATGTCCGGTGGTGCCTGGCGAATTGAGGAGGACGATATTGATGAGTTCTACAAGCTCTATTGCGAGTACATCAATCACGGACATGGCGCTCTGCACATGACGGAGAAGAGCACGCGGATTGGTGCGATGCGCGTTGACCTTGACTTCAAGTATGCGGGACGTCTTGATGCTCACCTCCACACGCAGGAACAGGTGGTTGCTTTTACCAAGGCATACATGGAAGAGGTTAAGAAGTTCTTGACGATTCCCGGGGAAGTTGAGCTCTTTGTCTCAGAGAAGCCGGAGCCAACATTCTACCCTGCAGGAACGGATAAGAACAAGACTGCGGACGACTTCTCTAAGTCGGGTCTTCACATCGTAGTTCCTGTTCTGAAGACTAACCATTTTGTCGAGGAGGAGATCCGTCGTACGCTGTTGAAGCGTATGGACGAGTTCTTCCCTGGTCTCCCTCTGGCAGATAAATGGGACAAGGTCTATGATGAGGGAATGCTAATGCACACGAAGCCGTGGACACTGCTGGGTTCCAAGAAGAAGGAGGGAACGCCGTACCAGATCAAGTACATTCTTGACTGGACTCCAACTTCGGGGGAGATCAGCGTGAATACAAATGTCCCTCTTCAGGTTACTCCAGACCTTCTCCGCCAGATGTCGATTCGGTCAAGTCCTTCGGCAGAGACGCCGATGCTTGAGGAGGCGGCAGCTCGCTTCCGCAAGAAGGCAGAGCAGGAGGAGATTCGCGCATCAATGGGTCTTCAGCGTGGTCGTGCTGCAGCTCGTGAGCCGGGAGAGAAGCGGGGATCTCGTGCCTCGACTCCGGAGCGTAATACGTACCGTCTGCCGTTGTCGGATGACATGATCGACTACTACCGCGCTCACGTGATGAATCTTGCAGCGTTCCGGTACACGAGCTACGAGGACTGGATCAGCACGGGCATCTGTCTGAAGAACATCCACCCCGACTCGTTGGAGGCAGTGTTCTACGACTTCAGCGCCCAGTATGAGAACTACGATCCTCGTCTGGCGCAGTCAAAGTGGGATAGCTTCAGTTTCCGCACGAATGGTCCGGTCTTGTCTCAGCGCAGTCTGCGTGGCTGGTCCCGAATGGACAACCCAGGTGAGTGGGACAAGATTGAGATGAAGAACATCGAGGAGCTCGTGGAGGAAGCCACAAAGACAATGACAGAACACGACTTTGCACGCGTGGTCTTTGCAATGTTCCAAGATGAGTTCAAGTGTTCAGACTATGGTCAGAATGAGTGGTACCGCTTCGTGGGTCATGTGTGGAAGCTAACCAGAAAAGGAGTTGGTCTCCTTGCAAAGCTATCCAATGAGGTATGGCGCAAGTTCGTGGACAAGGAAAACGAGATGGGGCGTTTGCGGGACGTCACAGATGCCTGTTCCTGCGGTGGTAAGAAGAAGGGCGAGGAGCCAGTGGAGCCGTGCGAGATGTGCAAGATTGAGAAGCGCAAACAGAAGTATATTGACGCACAGAAGAAGCTGAAGACAACGGCATTCAAAAAGAATGTGATGGAGGAGGCTCGTCTGCTGTTCTTGGACGAGGAGCTGTCAATCAAGCTTGACACCAACAAGAACCTGATCGCCTTCAACAATGGCATCTTTGATACGCTGAACATGGAGTTCCGTGACGGCAAGGCAGAGGATTACCTGAGCTTCACTACTGAGCTGGATTATCACACGAGTCGTCACTACACAGACTATTCTTGCTGGAAGGAGCTGTGGAAGTTCCTCAGCAGCATTCTGCCGGATCCGGAGGTCTTGAACTACTTCATGGCGCACTTGGCGACGTGCATGGTGGGTGGCAATCCAGCGCAGAAGTTCCACATCCTGACGGGATCCGGTTCAAATGGCAAGTCGATGTTGGTGATCTTGATGGCGACCTGTATGGGGACGTACGCATGCAAGGCACCGATTACGCTGATCACACAGGACCGCAGCAAGGCAGGTGTGGCGAGTCCAGAGCTGGTCCGTATGAAGGGCAAGCGCTTCGTCACGATGCAGGAGCCGGAGGAGGGTGCCAACATCAAGACGGGTCTGATGAAGGAGCTATCATCGTGTGAGAAGATCACTGCGCGCGATCTGTTTGCAGGCTCCAAGGAGATGATTGATATCGAGATTCAGGCGAAGTACCACGTGTCATGCAATAACAAGCCGAAGGTGGATACGCAGGATGGTGGTACCTGGCGCCGTCTGCTGGTGATTGATTTCCCAAACAAGTTCGTGCCGAACCCTACGGCTCCGAATGAGCTGCCGGATGACAAGACCATTCAGATGAAGGTGGAGAGTACGGAGTGGGCGGAGTGTATGATGAACTATCTGGTGACGATCTTCAAGGAGGGTCACGGGTTCAGGAAGCTGCCTGTTCCAGATAAAGTCACGCTGAGTACGAGCGAGTACAAGAGTGAGACCGATGTTGTGGGTCGGTTTATCACGGACTTCGTGCATGCACTGGATGCCGGTGTTACGGCAGGCGATCCTGTGAATACTGGAATGATGAATCGGGAGTTTCAGAGGTGGAAGCAGGAGAATAATTTGAGTAATGGCTCAACCGTTGAGCTAAAGAAGCGGATGGAGGCTAAGTACGGTACGCACCCTAAGCACGGTTGGACCTCTTTCCAGTTCGGGTCCGCTTAGAACCCTTGCGACCACCGCGACGGGTGCGGCGGCGAGCACCAAACGGGACTGTCGGTGCGGCAGCGGGAAGGGGAGCAGACGTATCGGGAGTAGACGAACCCCAAGAGAACGGATTGTACCAGACCATTTATCTACTATGCCTATTTTTTACTTACGCGGTGCGGTTGGCACCGATGCGGGTCAGCACGTAGGTACGAAGAAGTCCGATGGTGAAGACGACCAGTACGAACGACACGACCAGGTTGACGAAGGCGACCAGCACCTCACCCAGCTTCAGCGTGACGCCACCCATCGACACCGTGTAGCTCGAGACACCCTTGCCGGCAGCCGCCGCCGGCGCGAGGAGCGGCGTCAGGATGTCCTCCGACAGGGACTTAAAGAACTCTCCAACAACGCCACCGAGGTAGAACGAAGCCGTCAGGATGATGATGTCCCGGGTATCAAGCATGTTTGTTTGGTTACTCTATTAGATTGTTTTTTGGGCGTCCCTCTTTTCCCTTGCACGCTCATTGGCTCGACGACGCTGCTCGGCGAACTTCTCTGGGTTGTCTAGACGCCATTGTCTTGTCTTCTCTCTATTGTGATCTCGGTGTTCTTGGTGATACACTTTGGAGTATTCCTTATCACGTTCCTTCTTGTCTTCGGGGGTTCGTAGCGGCATTGCCTTATTCAAACAGCGTGGATCGGTAAGGACTCCGCTGATCTCAGCTTTCTCCATTCCGAGCAAGTCCAAATCTGTTACACTATCCACTTCAGCCAGTAACTCAATCCGAGCATGCACCCACCCAACCCGGTTGAAGTATACGTAGAGAGGTGTCTTTTGTCGCACGGGGTCCTTTGACTTTGATCGATGATTCTTAAGACGCATTGAGAGGCTCTGTCGTGTAGACCCTATGTAAAAACTGTCATCAATTATGCTCGAGATTTTATAAAGACGTCCGATCATTATATAGTGTACTATATAACTGTGTAGATGGATACTAGATTTTTTGGACCTAGTGCGTGGCAATTATTTCACTTAGTTGCCTTCAAGTCGGAGCACCCCGACGATGTACTGAACCAAATGAAAGATGTACTGCCTTGTAAATTCTGTCGTGCATCTACCACGGAGTTTGTAAAGAAACACCCCCTTCGCGGCGACCCTGGCAAGTGGATGTATGAGATTCACAACATGGTGAACAACAAGTTGAGAACCCAATGCAAAGATGACCCTGCGGTGGTCAATCCCGGACCCGATCCTTCATTTGAGGAGGTCAAGGCGCGTTACATGTCCATGAAGCCGACTGCAGTTTTGGGTGCTGACTTCTTGGCATCGCTTGCAGCCAACTACCCAGATGACCCTGAGCCCGAACAGATGGCAACACAGCGCACGTTCTTACACGCCTTGCATCACGCACACCCCATTCCAGAACAGAAGAAGATGTATTCAGCCTATATTGATGCTCATGAACCGGAGTTGGGATCCCGTAAAGCGTATATGAAGTGGATGTATGGACTGTTAAGTGCAATGTCAAAAAAGAAGCTTTCCTCCTTCAAGGGTTGGGCACACCATCTTGCGTATTTCAAGAGCGGTTGCTCTAAAAAGACGTATCATGGAAAAACATGTCGCAAAACGGCAGGTGGTCGTACAAAGGATCGTGACCATCGGCGCACGTTTCGAATTTCTCATCGTAGATTACTTTGATTTAGACTTGGTCTTGGTTTGTAAGCGTGTATGTTTTGCAGAATAGACATCTGCCTTCTTCTCCTTTGCAGTCTTTTTCGTCTCGCGACGTGTCTTAGGCGGATCCTCCATACAGTCTATTGTTTAGCTGACGGATTTCCGTTTTAACCACGGCGGCTGCCCTTGCGGCTCTTGCGACCGCGGCGGCTGCGGCGACGTCCACCGACCGGTGCGACATCACGAAGAATACCGCTGGGCGGGCTGGCAGCCGACGGTCCCGAGGTCGTAATGTCGCTACTCGAGGACGGCTCCACCTCGCCACCACCGCTGTGCTTTCCCTTCTTGTAGGTCTTCGCCGCCAGCTTGAGGACCTGACCAAACTTCATGCCCTTGTGAGCCTTCATCGTCTTCTTAACGTGGGAGAGCCAAGCCGTCATTTTATTTAATGCTCAAGAAGTTATTGAAGACCCGCCGGCTTTTCAACGAACCCCGGGGCGGCACGCGAACTAGTAAATAACAGCCATTGGCATCCGTACGCGAACGCGATTTTAGGATCCAGCGCCGACTTTCCAAAGGTAGGGTCGGGGACGACAAGACTGATGGCATTGCGATTGTAGGCGACCAACTCGACCTGGTCCTGAGGGTGCATTGCCTGTCCGTAGAGAAGACGACGTACATTGGAGTCGCTCCACGACAGATTCACAAGGGGACCCAGCTCAGACCCTTGTACGTTATCGGAGACCACGATCAAAGAGTTCTTCAGTTCGTCCAGGGGTGTCGACGGATCTACATCGGAGACAAGGTGGCGACGCACTGTTGTCTTCAAGATGTCTGCTGCAAGATTCAGAGTCACATTATTCGTCACGTGGGGCACGATTGACAAGATGAAGGGATCTGATGTCGAGGACCACGCTTGCAGAAGATCAACACAGACCGAATCAAATGTCCAATATTCGTATGCATAATCGTATCCAAGATTCAACGGAGTCTTGGATACAATTGGCTTTCCATTTTCGTCGGAATAGAGATGGACCTCGAGCAGGCGGCGTCCTGATCCAACAACCTCGCTCGCCTGCTCAAAGACACCACCCGTGACATAGTAGTCACACAACCGCTTACGTCCCACTGCTGCATCCTCTTCATCAATACCATCCTTCCAAATCGTGTATCCGAGGATGCCAACAAGTGCAGCTCCGATTGCAAACTCCATTATTAAGTACCGCCTTCTATTTTTGGAACTCTGAACAACATCTGACGAAATCCATTAATCACATCGTCAGGGATCCGCTCTTGCATTGGCAGCTCCATCAGGCACGAACGGTGAAAATACAGGCAATACATTCCACACTCGGAATCCTTGAACTGGTGACGTGTGGCATTGAAAGTCATCTTCATTGGCTTGGAGTGTTTGCCAGTTGCATCCCACTGGGTCTTCCACCGCTTCATGAGCGTCTTGATTTCCTTCTCAGGATGGTGAGCATAGGAGTCAAAGTATGTGATCCGAGGATACTCTAGGTCTGCCCGCACATCGCAGAATAAAGCAATCCAGTGTTCACCGGGTCCGTCATGAGGATCTGTATTGAAGACAATACCGATCTGCTCGTGACCCTTCTTGACTAACTCAGGGAGCTTCATTGCACACAGTGTGCTGACGAGACACTCCTGTATTTCATTCTTCTGATCAAAGTCGATAGGGATGCAACCAAGAAAGTGATAGTGGGAAAAGAGCTTGACATACTCCTTTTCTACGTGATCAATGTCGTCGGAGGACAGCCACTCATATCGATTCACTGCCCACTGCTTTGAGGCAGCCGGCTTCTTCATCAGAGACGAAACAATACACTCTGCAGATCCCGTAGAGCACTTGTCATGGAGACGATGTTGAATGTTTGTCCACATCTCTTCGGGAGTTCCTTTGGGGATTGGATCTACGTCTTTCTCTTTCTTGTTAATCACTTGACGAAGGCGTTCGACTTCTTCTTCGTCTACCCACGACATCCTTGTTCTAAAACGGATACTATTAAGTCAGAACAAGAACAAATCAATGGACGCACTCAAGCCTGTTCTCTCTGCTTATGCTGATGTCACGCGTCGTTTGAATGAGGTGAATGTTGCTGCAAACGGACTCCGCGATGAGCGCCGTACGATTGAGCTAGATCTGACTGCGTTGTATGCCACGACACGTGAGAGCTTACCCGACAAGATTAATCTTGCAAGTTCGGGTATGATCTTTGCAGTGAAGCGTCCCAACCAGTGGAAGAAGGGATGGTCAATGTCCAAGAAGGAGCTGAAGTCCTACCTGGATGAGCTGGTGCCTGGACAAGCCGAGGCTGTTATGACGGAGATTGTTAGGCGCCAAGAGGCGAAGATGGTGGAGACGGATTACGGATTTGAGCTGAAGGTTGTGAAGCGTGAGTAAGAGACTCTTCAATCTCTTGCAGTGTGCGCTGAAGATCTGCTAGATGACGTTTTGCTTGGTCCAGATTTTCGTGAGGGAGAAACCCACCCCGGATACGAGTCAAATTACACACAAGCGACCCATTGGTGCTGAGGAGACGAGTAGCCAGGGTGAAGAGGGGCTTCACCATCAACGTGATATGACTTTTCACAACACATTATTTTTAAACCCCATCATCCACTCGGGAGACGAAGTAGTCGAGCATTTTTTCAGATACTCCCTTGATACTGAACTCCCACACGCCATTCCAGTTCGGGCGCATGACTTTCCGAATATCGGCAATACCATCCAGAATGAGATGGCGATCCACGTATCTGCGGTTCACGTGCGTTCCGTGCCACAAGTGGAAGATGGCGCCGGATGTGCAGGTAATCCGCGGCTTGGGCAGTTTATCAAATGCTTCGTAGGCAGGAACCAGGGCAGGTTTGAGATAGGTGGAGGGAAACTTCACACCCAACCACGCGGCAGCCGACAAGGTGTCTCCACTTCCTGTAACGCCATACTCAAAGAATCCAACCTTACGGAACCACGAACGACGGAAGCCCCAGGCAAATCCAGGATGAAGTTTGTGATCAAAGGTCTTTTTTGTATCCATAAACAGGACCGACTCGCGGATCTGCGTGGCTTTGGTGTAGGTCAAATCCATCCACACTGCGGTTGTGAATGGCTGAACAACATCGTGATCGGATAAGGCAGAGGAGACTTCGGAGTACCAGTCCGGATTGCCAAAGATCAAGTCCGCATCCAAGAACAGGACCTTGGAATAATACCACGGGATCTTGGACTCAAGGATGGTGCAGAGATTCTCCTTGTGGAACATCACCGACTTGGCATAGACGTGAAAGGCATCTGCGATCTCCGGTTCCTGCCGATTGTAGATCAACTCCAGCGTATAGTAGGGAATCTTTGCTAACTTCAGCTTCTCGATTGTGTACAGGTAATTCATCAGCATCCGCTTCGATTTGGCAGGGTTGAAAAAGACTAATCCAACCGCCATATCTTTCAGGATCGGAGACCTGTACCGCACATCCTTGATCTCAATCAGGTTGCCAGGATCGTGCTTGGGCAGGGCGTCCGGGACTTCAGTGTAGGTCATCGACTGAGCCGCCCCCATTGTGTAGGAAAACGGATAAAAGATTCGTCAGCAAACCACAAGGTAATGTCGGACACATATTCACCGTACAACGCGAGGAACCAGCCATTTACTGAACGGGATATTCACCGTGTTCTTCATCGCCACGGTTTGCCGCATTACCGCGTTGCAAACTCTCGCGTGTTTCAAACGGCGATGGTTCATACGACCTATGTCAAACGATCTGATTACACTACACCCGATGGACGTCCGGCGTCTCTTGCTCCGTGTCCCTCTGGTGTGATGCCTCTCCAAGATGAAAGTTATGAGTGCCTTGAGTTTGAGGGAGACTCGGTGTTAGGTGTGTGCGTGGCTACGTATCTTCGTCGCAAGTATCCGGATAAGAAACAGGGGTTCTTGACAGATGCTCGTAAGGAACTTGTCAACAACGAGCGAATTGGCGTGTTGTGTCAAAAGGTAGGACTGGATCTCTTCTATGTGATCTCGCGCCACAACGAAGAGTCTGTTGCGATCAATGGACGTCGTAATATCCAAAAACTAGGAGATATCTTTGAAGCCTTCATTGGTGCATTGTGGACTGACTGTGGTAACCGATTCAACATTGTATACGCTTTTGTGACGAATGTGATGGAGACCTATATCGACATTCAGGATGCCGTGACGACCGTCACGAACTATAAGGATATCTTTCAAAAGTACTGTCAGCGCGAATTTGGGAACACGCCGACCTACACAATGCTAAGTCCTGGTCCCGATCCCAAGGAGATCAGGGTGCTCGTGATGGACGGACCCACCATTCATGGTCGTGGAATGGGAACGACCCGCAAGAAGGCAGAACAGATGGCGGCAAAGGAGGCGCTTGAGAAGTTTAATGCTTTGCCTTCTGCGTAATCACCCGACCCTTGTGTCAAAGGCAGAAGAATATATCCTCGCAAAGA